GAAAACTTTAACCTTTGAGTTATGAAATGCAAAAATTGCAAAGCCGCGTTTACCCCCGTTAGGTTTAATCAAAAATTTTGTTTGGAATCGGATTGCGTAAAGGTATGGATAGAATCGGAAAAGGAAAAGCAATGGAAGAAAAAAAAGAAGGTGTTAAAAGACGAACTGCAAACACTACCCGAACTGCTTAAATTGGCGCAAATAACCTTTAATAAATACATTCGATTAAGGGACAAAGATAAACCTTGTGTAAGTTGCGAAAAGCCGTTAGGCGCAAAATTTGACGCGGGGCATTACTTTAGTATGGGAGGGCATAAGGCGGTAACGTTTGACGAAGAAAATGTACACGGGCAATGTGTAACGTGTAACCAACATAAACACGGAAATATACTTAATTATCAATTAGGAATACAAAAAAGAATCGGAGCAGATAGGTTAATAGAATTACACGCCCGCGCCTACGAAAACAAGAAATGGACACGGGAGGAACTAAACGAAATTATTAAACGCTATAAATCTAAAATCAATGCTGGAATTTAATACAACAAGCAACCAAATAGAACGGGCAAAAGAATTGTACCAGTTTCAAATTTTAAATAATTCAATCAGTAAAGGAAAGGGAAATATAATTGGGGCATTGGGTGAAATAATCGTTTTTGATTATTACACAAAAAAAGGAGTTGAAATAATACACGCTCAAAACTACGATTACGATTTTTTAATTAATGGGTTTCGTGTTGAATGTAAAACGTTAGCATCTAATTTTGCTCCGGATTTAAATTATAATTGCCATTTATCAGCATTTAACGATAGCCAAAAATGCGAGTATTATTGTTTTTTGCAAGCATTAAATGATTATTCGAAAGTATGGATAAAGGGAATGATTCGAAAAGAACAATTTAACCAGTTAAAAACATTGAAAAGAAAGGGAGAATTAGACGGTAATTTTACATTTCGCGAAAATACTTGGATTATTAAAAACCATCAACTTACTAAAATTTAACATTTTTTAACAAATTAATTATATCGGAGTATTGCTAATTCAATTATTAGTATTACATTTGTGTATAATTAAAAACGAAAACGCTATGAAAACAATCGAAAAAAACACAATTTTAAAGGCAACTTCAGTTTGCGATAGTAATTGCGTATGGACTGCAAAAGTAATTGAACGAAAAGGTAATTTTATTACGGCTTTAATACAAGGTGAAATTGTACGTAAAAAAGTAAATGTTTGGAATAACGAGGAATACGTTTATTTATTAGGAAAGTATTCAATGGCACCAATTTTCAAAATATCATAATAACAAAACAAGGGGTGCGACTTGGTAACGCACGTTAATTTTTATACGCTATGAAACATTTATTTAAATCGTTGGCAGCCTTCCAACAAGAGGTACCCGTAATTCACAAGGGTACGCAAGGCTTCGGGTATTCTTACGCAGATTTACCAGCTATTTTTGAAAAGATTAACCCGCTACTAAAAAAACACGGATTAGGCTTTACTCAATTGCTTAATTCTAAAGATGGGGAAAACTATTTAGTTACCGTTCTTTTCCACGTAGAAACGGGGGAATCAATCGAAAGCACTACCTTAATTCCGCAAGTTGAACTTAAGGGTATGAATTCTTACCAATCCTTCGGGAGCGGTTGTACTTATTTTCGTAGGTATTGTTTGAGTTCAATTTGTGGTTTGGTCACAGACAAAGACACGGACGCAAGCGGTGAACAAGTTAAACCAGAACCAAAAAAACCAAACATTGATAACAAGAGGTTAGGCAAGGCAATCGAAAGCATTGCAGCGGGTAAATACACTAAAGAATTATTGTTAAGTGCTTTTCAGTTAAATGAGGCGCAAATGAAATTATTAGAAACTATTTGAACGTCTAATTTAATTAAGTTGTTATGAAAGTACGAGCATCACAAATTGGTAAAATAATGGCAACCCCACGTAAAGCGGGGGAGGTGCTATCGGAAACGGCTAAAACCTACGTTCACGATTTAGTATTGGAAGAAAAATACGGAATCAAAAAGGAGTTTAGTTCACGTTACACGGATAAAGGTAACGAGGTAGAGGAAATCGGAATAGCATTAGTAAACGAAGTTTTAAACTATAAATTCATTTACAAGAATTACGAGTTTTTCGAAAACGAATGGGTTAAGGGAACGCCCGACGTAAACACGGACGAGGTGTTATTAGACGTAAAATGCTCTTGGGACGCTACTACATTTCCGTTTTTTGATACGGAAGTACCTAATAAGGATTATTTTTTTCAACTGCAAGGTTATATGTTTTTGACGGGAAAACAAGAAAGCATTTTAGCCTATTGTTTAATCAATACACCTTTTCAAATGGTAGAAGACGAAATAAGGCGGGCGCATTGGAAATTCAACCTAATCGAAGAAAACACGGAATTAAGAAAAGAAGTAGAAAGTAAACACGTTTTTGACCACATACCCGAACATAAAAGGGTAAAGTATTGGTTTATTCGAAGGGACGAAGCCGTAATTGAAAAAATAAAAGAACGCGTAGAGTTATGCCGCGAATACTATAACCTATTAATGAAAACGATATGAACATAACACACGAAAACACCATTCAACACGAAGACACGGTATTAATGGCAGTAATGACAAAGTACTACGAAAGGAGCAAAAAAGGCTTACGCAAATACGGAACTAACTTAGATAGAACCGACGTTGATTTATTAGGGTGGTTAAACCATTTACAAGATGAATTAATGGATGCAACGTTGTATATTGAGAAACTAAAAAAGGACTTAGCAGAATAAATGAAGTGCTTTAAGATGCACTATTTAATTCAATTACACAAGAAAAACCAATGGATGTATAATATAGTGCGATTTACTGCACGAATAAATAAATAATATGAAACAAACAGCAGTAGAATGGTTTTTTAACGCATTAATTGAAAACCAAGATAAAACACATAAACAAATTGAATTCATATTTGAACAAGCCAAAGCAATGGAGAAGGAGCAGATAATTAGAGCGCATTTAATGGCGAGATGTTATGACAATCCTAACTCACATAATGAAGCAGAACAATACTACAAAGAAACCTATGAAAGCAAAACTAACCTTTGACCTACCCGAAGACGAACACGAATTTTACTGCGCAACAAAAGGCAAAGATATGTTTGTAGTTCTTTGGGAACTTCAACAAGAAATGCGTAAGTTATACAAGTACGAAGAACTAAACGAAGACGAATGGAAGATAGTAGAAAGGCTACAAGATTTTCTAAACGATAGCCTAAACGAAAACGAAATAAACTTAAATAAATAAAAAATGGAAACAAAAGTAAACACGGGAGCAATTTTTAAGAACGACAAAAAACAAGGTAATCAACCCGACTACCGAGGCAAAGTAAACGTAAACGGAAAAGAAATGGAAATAGCGTTATGGTTAAAGGAATCCAGTAAAGGCACTAAGTATTTTTCGTGTTCATTCAGCGAACCACGAACCAACGAAGCGCCCAAACAAGTAAACACGCAAATAATTGAAAACGACGATTTACCCTTTTAATTATGTTTATAGACGATAATAGCTTGCGTAAGGAGTTGAAAGCGATACTCCTTACAAAAACACGAAACCAAGTTGTAAAGGAAATTAAATCCAAAGGTTTAAAGATGCACCAGTATACAATAGACCGTTTTTTATCCGGAGCATTGGTAAGCATTAAAACCCTTCGAACATTAGACGAATACGTTTACCGACAACAAAAAGGATTCAAATAAGTTTAATTAAAATATAAACATTATATTTGATGGCAATCTAAACAAATGAATTGGATTACTCAAATCGCAAAAGAGCATAAAGAATGGGTTAGAATCACCAAAATGTTTGGTGGCAACTTATTTGCGGAGGATATAGTACAAGAGGTTTATATTAGGCTAATGAAATATTCCAGCGAAAATTTATGCATAATTGACGGCAAAGTAAACAAGCCTTATATTTATTTTGTTTTGAGAAATACGTTTTTGTTGATGCAAAAAGGCAACCGCCCCGAATTTATTGATTTATCAAATTTGCATAACATACGCGAACACGAATCCAATTTAAATAATTACATTGAATTAGAAAACGCAATTGAAAAAGAGGTTTCAAACTGGCATTGGTACGACCAAAAATTATGGTCAATTTACCGCGACGAACAAATGTCAATTCGTAAGATTAGCGAGAAAACAAAAATTAGTTCGAAAAGTATTTTTACGTCTTTGAAAAGTTGCAAAACACGGATTAAAAAGGCAACATTAAACGAATGGAATAATTATAAAAACAATGAATAAACGAGTAAAGAAAAAAGAACCTATTCAATTAGGCGATGCCGTCGAAAAAGTAACGAAGGCAACCGGAATAAAAGCAATTGTTAAACATTTAGTAGGTGAGGATTGCGGTTGTGATGAACGTAAAGAGGCGTTAAACGAATGGGGTGCAAAGATAACCAGCAAAATAAACAACCTATTTAAGCGAAACACGAACCCGCTAACGGAAGACGAATACGATTATTTACATAACTACTTTACCAGCGGTCAACGTATGGTAAGACCAAGCGAACAATTACGCTTACTGGAAATAAACAACCGTGTTTTTAATCAAAAACTGCAATACACAACGTGCGGTAGTTGCGTTATAGAAATGGTCAATCAGTTAAAAATTGTATATAATGCCTATTCCACAACCAAACAAGAGGGAGAATAAACAAGAATTCGTTATGCGTTGTATGGGGGACGATACAATGATTAAAGAATTTCCAAAACAAGACCAACGTTTGGCGGTTTGTTCGTCTACATTTGAAGAATCTAAACTATCAAAACACGAAAACAATGGGACACGGAAGACCAAATAAAATACATTCACCAGAACACCTTTGGGAACTATTCACGGAGTACAAAAGACACGTAAAAAATAATCCTATTCTAAAACATACTTTCGTAGGTAAAGAGGGACGAAGCGAATATAGCGAATTAGAACGCCCGTTAACCATAGAAGGGTTCGAATGCTATTGCGCGGATTTAGGCATTATAGGAGATTTAAGCCATTATTTTGCGAATACTAACGGAAGATACAAACGCTTTTTAACTATCGTTACGCGTATACGCAAGGAAGTTCGAAACGACCAAATCGGTGGTGGTATGGCGGGAATCTATAACCCAAGTATTACGGCACGTCTAAACAACCTTGTAGAAAAGAAAGAAATTACAAACGTAGAACAACCATTATTCCCCGATGTTTCAGAAAACGACGGCGATTCGGAAAATACTGAATCTTAAAAAACGGATTAAGATTATCCAAGGCGGTACGAGCGCGGGTAAGACGTTTGGAATAATTCCCGTTTTAATCGACAAAGCCGCACGTCACGAAGGTTTGGAAATATCAATAGTCGCGGAAACTATACCCCATTTAAGACGGGGAGCGCTAAAGGACTTTCTAAAAATAATGAAATGGACGGGAAGGTTTTTCGAAGATAGGTTTAACAAATCTTTACTGCGTTACGAGTTCGCCAACGGAAGCGTTATTGAATTCTTTTCCGCGGACGATTCGAGTAAACTACGTGGTGCAAGGCGCGACATTCTTTATATCAACGAATGTAATAACGTTACCTTTGATTCCTATAACGAGTTGGCTATTCGAACACGAAAAGAGGTTTATTTAGATTTCAACCCCGCAAACGAATTTTGGGTGCATACTGAATTAAAGAACGAACCCGATTCGGACTTTTTAATTCTTACATATAAGGATAACGAAGCGTTAGACCAATCAATTATCGAACAAATCGAAAAGAACAAAGAGAAAGCGAAGACGTCAAGTTATTGGGCAAATTGGTGGAAGGTATACGGCGAAGGTCAATTAGGAATGTTAGAGGGGGTTGTATTTTCAAACTGGAAACAAATTGACACGATACCCAGCGAGGCAAAGTTACTTGGAATCGGTTTGGACTTTGGATATACCAATGACCCGACTGCAATAATAGAAATATACAATTACAACGGGCAACGAATAGTTAACGAGTTGGTGTACCAAACGGGGTTATTAAATAGCGAAATAGCCAAGTTACTACCAAAACACGTACCCGTTTACGCGGATAGTTCCGAACCAAAATCCATTGACGAAATTAAACGCTTTGGGGTAATAATTAAAGGAGTAACGAAAGGCAAGGATTCGATTAACTACGGAATAGACGTTATCCAACGCAACGAATACTTAGTAACTGCGAATAGCGGTAATTTAATCAAAGAATTACGCTCGTACATTTGGGACACGGACAAACAAGGCAAGCGACTAAACAAACCAATCGATTTTAATAATCACGCTATCGATGCATTTAGGTATCACGAAATGGAAACGTTAGGAATAGGAGCGCAATACGGTGTTTATGCAATCCGGTAAAACCGACGATATGTTAGTAATGATTCGAGTAATCGAGGAATACATTTACGAACGTAAGGGGATAAGGGTGCAAATAATTTTTAACAACCTCGCAAGGTTTGCAGTTCATTTTGATATGCTTTTAAAGGCTTACCATTTTGTTTTGGAATACAAAAACACGAATAAATAGTTTAATAGATATGCAATTAGAATTAACATTACCAAGTTCAATTAGCGAAATACCCTTAGTGAACTACCAAAAATTCCTAAAGGTTCAAGAAAACTCAAACGATGAGGAATTTATAGTTCAAAAAATGATTGAGATATTTTGCGGAATCCAGTTAAAGGATGTGGTAAAAATAAAGTACACGGAGTTACAAGGCTTGTTAGAACATTTCCAAAAGATATTTAGCGTAAAGCCGAATTTTTACCAAACGTGGAAATATAAAGAAATGGAATTTGGATTTATTCCTAACCTTGAAAATATAACGTGGGGCGAATATATCGATTTAGAACACCATTTAAATAATTGGGATGATTACCACAAAGCAATGGCGGTAATGTATCGACCAATTATTAAACGGGAAAAAGAACGTTACCAAATTGCGCCATATACGGCAAGCGAAGAATTTCACGAGTTTATGAAATTTATTCCAATGGAAATAGCGATATCAGCGCGGGTTTTTTTTTACAATTTAGGAGCAGAATTGTTAAGGAGTACAAGCAATTATTTGGAGACGATGAAAATGATGAATCGCAAAGAGCGCCGAGTTTTAATGAAAGGGAGCAATTTAATAA